GTTCCAGAATGTTTTAAATATTCTTTCGCGGCATGGGATGTCAGGTACTGTACGGAACTACTCAGATGTCTATTCTGGACATCACCGAATCGTGCTTGAAAATCTGAATATGAATTTACTATTGTAGGTATACCAGCTGGACCCTTTACAGTTGGACCGATCAGAGCAGCGCCGATATCAGCCACTGCCGCTGGTAAGAATGTTTGATCTATTTCATTTGTAAATACGCCTGGACTGACGACTTTTTCTGAAGATGCCATGTATATTCTCCACTAAATTACTTATGTTAAAATTATTAAAATCTTACAACAGAGTTCTCTGTTGTTTATAAATATAAAGTAAATCCTGAAGACTACATGTTATTTTTATATATAACTTATTTTATAATAATTTTTACTTATTATCAGTAGTGGTATCAGTAGGTTCAGCTGGTGTGAAGACTCCTGTTTCTGGATTCAACACTCCATCCCCGTATTTCTTATTTATTTCAGTAATGAAATTTCTTTCTTCTTCTTGTAATGTAGTTAAGTTATTATTTAAATTATTAATCATTTCATCAATAGAATTTAACTGCTCTTCAAGACGAAGTTGAGTGATGTGGGATTGACCGAATTGCAGTTGTAGATTACCGTACTGTTGTTGAAAAGACTGGATCTTATCCAATTCCTCTTGGGTAAACTTCACTTCTGTGTCTGCCATAATATAACCTCCGGAGTTAATATTTTATATTTGTTTTAAATTTCATATATAAATATATACTTAATAGTGAAAAGCATATATTTTTTTTTATTTTTTTACCTGGTAATCAGTAGCATTACCCTCGAATCCGAATACTACTTTTTTAGGTGTGATGATCCGTTGAGCTTGAAATTTCTTATCCGTCACGACTGATGCGACGACTTCGGAAAGTAGATAAGCTTTTGTATTTACCGTAAAGGTATTTTTGATAAATCGTTCCGAATCGGCTGCCATCTCAGTCGCATCGTCGAAAGAATCTATCATACAGAGAAATTTATAATCTTCTCTATCACCCCAGTAAGTATCGTTCTGATCAACAAATGATTCTACCATTGTATTCATCTGCTCCATATATGCAGACCAGAGAATGATCTCATACGTGACAGTCACGTAATCAGCCGGTCCGGTCACTATACTTTCCATTACTGGCTTCTCTCCTATATCGACTGCAAACCTAGTATACCGGTTATCTTTCGACCATTGTGTATTTCTCGCAACTGTTACTAATTCATTCTTCACATCATGTTTGAACGCACCCTGTATGGTTGTATCTTTCGTAACACTGGTTCGTCGAGCCATTATGAGTGGTAAGATCAATGAACCCTTATCATCTCGTATGAATCCATGTCTCCGTGCTGATACCCATCTCTCTTCATTACCATACACAACTGGTACTTTTATAGTCTCACCAGCTTCACTGACTTGAATTCGCATAATATTTTTTATATGATTGATAACCGATGTATCGATATCTCTGAGATTGATAGCGTAATTTTTAGTAAAGTCTTTACCCGGTATGGCTGTAGATGATCTGCTTCCACGTACCTTTACATTTTTAAATGATACCTGTTCAGCTCTATTGACTACTGTTGAGTGTGCCATTGTTTCTTAATTCCTTTAATTTTTTTAATTTATTATTTACCTTTCCTTCTATGACTTCAGACTTCACAGCACTTTTATCCACACCACTGATCGCGATCTCTCTCTTGATATCGACATCAATTGCCTTAACTGATTGTGGTGATGCATGGGTTATCTTGCCCGATAGTGCATTCGCTAATGCATCTATGTCTACATTAACGTTAGGTGTGACCTCCCCATATAGATTCATATTTTGTTCTTCCACCACTGGTGTGGATTTCCGCTTAAACTGGTTATTTAAATTTTTAATAATAGTTTTAGGGTTTCGTAATATCTGAACGGCCATTTATCGCGGCCTCTCTTCTATCTGTAGATTTGATAATCTCATTCTATGTGCTACTACTTTAATTTCATGTGAAAATTCCTGATGCCCTGCTATCAATTGTGGTTCGGATACTGAATTGATTTCAAAATAATAATTAAACCATTCTACAATATCACCGAACTCAGGATAGAAATTAGCATCCTTTAAAGTCTGTCTGTGAAAGAATACTTCAATGTTAGCATTCATATCTGAACCGAATTCATTTAAGTCCACTGTCGGTTCTTCAAACGATATCAAACAATTCACTCTATAACCCGCATGAAAATATTTTTTATCAGATTCACCATATATGTTCGGATCAGTATCCTGTGCGGAAACTCTATAGATATCTACATACTGTCCAGCAATATCATCAATCAGCTCTTGATTGAATGTATCGAAAAGACTTACTTCCTTGGCTGGTACGAAGAATGGTTTATTCTGTGGCATATCATCATCCTATATAGATACCTAATGGAGCTCGGCCCAATACAACAGAATTAGCCTCTGCCTGCTCCTGTTCGGCTTTTGCTTTTTCTGTTAAACTTACACTTTCTAAAAATTCTTTTAATTCTTCTAATAATGTTGTTTTATCTTCCCTACCTTCAGCTTTTAATGCTTCACCATCCATAGTGACTTCACCACCTGGGATCGGTACTGATGCGTACTTACTCCTTATCATTCCGAGTAATTCTTTTGCAAGTGCTAAAGCGAATTTTCTAATCCACTGTCGACCCGCTGCATTTATCTCTTCATAAGTTATAAATCTATACGGCACATTACTGGGATCAGATACACGATTAGTAGTAGTGCTCCGTGTAGTAGCAATAAGGTCATCTCTAACGTAATAATGAAAATAAATTTTATCTCCTGCATCACCACTTACCGGTCTGGGAAATATTCTCAATTCATTATTAATTAATTCAAAAGAATAAGCAGATTTTCTAATCAAATCATTTGTTTCTATAGCTTGGGATCTCAATATGTCGTATGAAATCGGTCTCATGATATGCGACACTGCTGGTGATACATTACCCATACCGAAGGCATCTAACATCTGTCTCTGTTCAAACGATCCGGCAAATGGATCGTAGAAACGAGTAATAGAGGCGGGTGGTAGGTTGAGTATTCGTTGAACTTCTAATCTCTTACCTTCATGTGACCCTGTTATGTTTGATTCAGTCTGTAAATCATAAACTTGTCGACTGCCGGTTAACGATATCGATCCTGTATACATCGTAGTATCACCACCCACATTTACAGCTTCACCGTATTTTTTTGACATAAAGAATGTCGTTCCCATACCGCCGTGGGTGGGTTCGATACTTCCCGTACCCATAAGACTCGACGTACCGTCATTGCCCCAACCTGAACCTGATACTCTGTTATCTGATCCATATGCTTCCCATAACCAATTTTTCATATTATAATTATTTATATGGAGTGAATATTCTGAAATCGATTCTTCGAAACACGCCTACAACGAGCCACTTCCGAATTCGATTTGCATCACTGGATGGCCTAAACGTTTTGCAATCCATTTTACTGCTTGGAAACTTTCACTTACAAATGAATTATCAGCATCATAAATCCCGTACGGGGTATCGCCGACAATTGAACTCGCGTTCACCGGATCCTGATATAGATATTGAAATTTATCTGCCATTTTTAAAACTCCCCATAAAATTAAATTATTTCTTCTTTAATAAATATGAATGTGTATAATAAAAAAAGGGATAGAATAAATCTGTCCCCTTTTTCATACTTATACCGAGTATGGAAGCTGACGTAAATCAGCTTCCAAACATCAGTTAACCTTATATAAGGTTTAAGTCAGTTACGTAGATCTTACCATAGAACTCAGGTCTGATCATCTTCTTCGCGTAACGTGTCATCACACCTTTTCTTGGTGTAAAATCGCTAGGATCGTACACAAGTGGGGTCATGATCAACGGAACGTAAGGAGAATAAACAGCACCGGTTTCTAGGAAGCTCGAACCTCTATACCCGATCAAAACGGTGTTTTCATCCATGTATGGGTTCTTGTAAACTGAATAACGTCCATCTACTGCACCGATCTTACTCACACCCATTGCATACTGCTGAACTGTTGCGTCAGCGCCTGGGGATGAATTATATCCTGGTAGAGATTCCAAGATCGTTGAGATTTTAGGACTACAGACTACGAAGTTAGCACCACCGCGAAGTGTCAAACGATGAATTTCATTCGATACTTTCGTGACTTTCTGTACTAATGTCTGATACCACTCGAAACGAGTTCCGTAGAATGTGGTAGTAGCAAAAGTACCGGTGTTAGCATTGTAATCCTTCCCTGGGCTTACAGACCAGTAATCTGTTGTAGTTGCATCTGCGATCAACATATCGAGGATTTCCAAATCGATTTCCATCGAAATATATTCACTCAACATTGATGTCAATTCAGCTTCTGCATCAACACTGTGATAAGCATTAAGATCTTGAGCTAGCTCAGGAGTCCAGACTGCTTTCAACTTACGTGTCTTGGCAACTATAGGCCGTGATTTCAGTTCTAAGTTAACCTCAGGTATCTTCAATGTATCTGATGTAGCGTTACCAGTCGTGTCTTCAAAATCACCACGTCCAGCTTCTGTAGTGCGTTTGATATAGCCGACAGTAGTGTATGCTGTAGCTGCACCTTCATCGGATGCTGAAACGACTGTAGTAAATGTACCGGTTGCGCCGTCAGCACCACCAATAGTATTGAACTGTGAAAAGTGTTTCAAATTATCACCTGACGATCCTGTGGAAAGTGCTTCCCATGCACGTACTGATTCTTTATCACCATCAGTAGCAGGAAATGTACCGGTCACTTTCCATAACAATGATGCACTGACATCAGCGTCAAAGTTGATATCAGACATTGTTGCAGTAGCTGCAGATACACTGGTAAGTGTAGTTGAACTAGTCGCGGCTGTGTAGCCGTAGCGACCTGCCCCGTACAGACCATCTTCTCCAAAAGGAGCGGATGAACCAGAGGGTGAAAATGGACCTGTTTTGCCCATTAGTGAACTGCCTTTTGTCATTCCACCTCTTGCATTTCCGTACTGGAAATCAAGATAGAAAACAAGACCTGAAGGTAGATTCATCGGTTGAACAGAAACGAAATCCTGTGCAGCGATCTCACCAAAGATTCTACGAACCAGTGGAAGTGCAACACCTGACCATTCCTCATCACCTTTGAACCCGGAACCTACTGAACCAGCAGAAGGACTGGTGGTTGAAGGAGCTTCTTTGATCAATTGCCGTGCCTGATTTTCAAGCAACTGTGCCATTGAACTCTTACCCCAATCATCATCCAGACCATCTAACAAGCCAGTGCGTTCCCATTTAACCACCAATGCTTTAGCATTATCCTTTTGCTTAGCAAGTGGTTGTGAACTTAATAAGTTCTCATTAATATAATTACTCATTGTAATTCTCCAATTTAAATGGTTATTTGATTAAACCAGCGAGTTTTTTAAACCTGTCCGCGACTTGATTCTCTTCAGTAATTACTTTACGAGAAGGTTTAGTCGAGCCGGATTTCGCACTAGCCGATTCTTTAATTTTAACTTTACGAGTCACACCTGTGGTATCAGAAAATGATTCATGTAGAGTAGAATATACAAGTTTGATCTCACGTGTTGTTTGTGTGCGATCAAATGTTTCTACTACTTTCATTTTCTGAGTATTCGTCAGTGCGTACTCCTTAAACAATTTGTTTGTAAACAGAAGTTTAGCATTCAAAAGATTTACTTCATGAAGTTTATCTCTGAGAAAACGAACAGCTGTTTTATATTCTTTCAGCTCTTCATGGAGTTCAGAATTCTTCTTATTTTCAACATTCTGATCATAAGCATCATCTTGCTCTTCCAATTCATCTTCATCCTCTTCTTCTTTAAATAGCGATTCATCAACCTCTATTTCTTCATCTTCATCTTCCTCATGGAGTTCAGAATTCTTCTTATTTTCAACATTCTGATCATAAGCATCATCTTGTTCCGTTACTTCTTCTTCATCACCCAACTCATCTTCAAGCTCTTTAATAATTGCTTCAAGGTCAAGTTCATCTTCTTCACCAGGAACTTCATCCTGTTCTAGCGGAACTTCGTCTTCTAACTCTTCATCATCTTCAGCAATAACTGGTGCATATTTTACACCATTTATTTCAATGACACCTTCTTCATCTCCTAGCTCCTCTTCTCCACCAGGGACTTCTTCGCCAGGAACTACATCTTGTTCAAGGTAATCTCCTTCGATAGGAACTTCTT